TCTACGAATAGACTCTGTGCTTTCTCCAACATCGCCACCAGTAGCAGAAGAAACAGTTGTTACAATAACGTTAGAAGTGCCGCCGATCTGACCGTTGGGTGTGAATTTATTAACACCGTTTGGTAACTGACCATTTGTGGCACGATATTCTGCCACGATTGTTGATCCATCGGGTGGTCTTCTACCAACAACATCGTCGCCAAATATAATCTCATACTGATTATTCTCAGCGCCCTGTAAGAAGTATACCTTCGAGTCTGCTACTAAGTCTAGAATGCTTGAAGATAGTTTATAACTGACTGTATTAGCGCCATTGTTTTCAATGCTGACAACACTTAATGATGTAGTATCAATTGTTGGATTAGATAGCAATAGTCTTTGCCTGTCTGTATTAGCAGAAGATTGGACTACGAAAGTATCTGTGATGTATGTACCTTCATAGAGTGAAACGCTGTTTGCTTGAAAAACACCGTTGTTTCCAGATACAGTAAGGTTCTGATCGGTGGAGAAAATATAGTTGTTTGATCCAGCCTTAGAAGTAAATGTAGTTCCTTTTGGAATCATGATTAAACTTATAGAAGGATCAGAATTTGTTATGGTAAGATTTACAGTAGTCTTAGACGATCTGAACGATCTTGGTAAATAATTTAGTTCTTTTGCCCTTAGAACGACGGAATCACGCAACTGGGCAGTGTCCAAAAACATTTCAGAACCGATCATGTTCATAAAGAAAGCATTCTGATATGTGTTATATGATAGGAGGTCTAGAATAACGTTAAGGTTACTACCCTCGAAGTCATAGTCTTTGAATCTGTCCTGAGACTTCAGAAAGGTCTTCAGACTATTTTTATAGTCATTAAAGTCTAGACTAGTCAGTGAAATGTTTGTATTTGCCATTAGCGTACTCTATAGAGGATAGTGTTTAGGATTACTGCTTCACTCTTATTTATCAGATAAAATCTAATAGTAACAAGATATGCGTTTTCATCAACATATGGCGCTGCAACAACATCCATTAATTTTGCTCTAGGTTCAAAGTTTTCTATAACATCTCTAATTTCGGTTTCAATATATCCTTGAGTTTGTGGAGACATAGGCTCAAATAGATATTTTCTTATATTACTACCAAGAGTTGGCTGAAAAGGTCTTTCATATTTATTTGTTAAAAGAAGGTTTCTGATCGAAGCCTTTACGGCATCTTCATTCTTTTTCCTGACAAGATCGTGTATTTCTGGATGAACGTCAAAGTCCGTAAAGAAATCGCTGTAGATTTCAGTCTGAGTCTTTAACGGTGTATACTTGTCTTGATTGAAATTGTTCGCCATTTATTTCTCTTTAAAAAAGATATTTATTACGGTTCGGGGGGAGGAGGTATTGGTGCTGATATCTCGTCATTTAATTGGGAGTTTAATAAGTCTAGTTTTGTTGCGGCGCTGCCAATGAATGCTTGTGGACTAGACGTATCAAATGTTACCAATGCCACAGTTTCTCCCACGATGTTTTGAAGGGCCACTTGAGTTTGTTCTATTTTTGAAAGCATACCATTTGTCGCGTTATTAACTTGATTTAGTGCCTCATTCAATAAAAACTCAGGACTTGTAACTTGAGCAGCACATTCTTCTAGTTTTGGACCAATTTCTTGAACAGCGGCTATTATATTTTGTAATGCTTGTGCCATTTCTATAAGTTGTATAGCATAACTCACATAAGCCTTTAACTGTGGATATGCTGTGCCTAACACCAATTTTCCTAACCATTTGACGATTGATATAGGATCAGGAGAGGGCAAAGATAAAATTGGTAAAATCTTTTCAAGCAAACTCGCTTGTTCTTTTACCATGGCAGCAATGTCGTCTGTTACAGACTTTAGATGCTCTCTGACTTCATAAAGCAAAACTTCACAGTCAGTCGTATATCTAATCTGACGCGCCATATCATTTATTTGTTTTGCATTAATAGACATTATACAATTCCTTTAAATTATATTCGTTATTATTCCACGGGACACACTTACTGTTTGACCGTCTACCGAAGTAAAGGTTCCGGTTGCACCTGATCCAGACGCTATAGCACCCTCTACTGTGAGCATTCCTTTCATGACAGCAACACCACCAGGAGCAGACAATTTAATTGATTCGGCAGCATCAACCCTAACGCTTTTTGCTGAATTAATATTCACATTACCTTTTACAGTTATGTTACAATCACCACCGACATAGACAGTCTTATCTTTTACAACAATTTCATAATCTTTGTCTACTACTTTTGTAACTTTTTGACCATCATGATTTATTTCAGTATATGTTCCAGACTTGTGATATATGTGTATTCTTTCATTATCTGGCGAATCGTCTATTTCAATAATATGACCAGACTTTGTTTTCCACACATGATTGAATGGATACTTTGCTGCATACGCCGGCGCAGGTTCAGGACCTAATTGTTCTTTTTGTACTGTATTTATTTCACGAGCCAGATCAGCAACATCGTTGTTCTTCTGATCTTTACCTGGCATCTTAGCATATGATCCCCACAGAATAGGCAACTGCTTCTCATGTCCATCTAGAAAGAATCCAAACACATGTGAGCCGATTTCTAAACCCGTCGGTGATCTACCAATCTGCTTGTAACTGGCAGATGTTGTGGGAAGTAGTGGTGTAGCCCAAGGCAATTCGTCTTTCTGAATCTTAGGATCGTCATGTTCACCTATGACTCTGATCTTAACCCTACCGAGTTTCTCTGGATCCATATCATCTTCTACTATGGCCACAAACCAATGAAATCCTTCTTCGCCCATTCCTGTCGTAGTCATTACACTTTATCCTCATATGAACCTTTAATCAATTCCATAGAACATGTATATTCTCTTTCATATCCTCCTGATAACATCAAAACAGAATGTCTTAATTTTGATATTAAATAATTTCCAGAAACAAGTCTATTTTGTTTTTGTTCGTCTGTAAATCCAGATTGTGTGTCTAATCTTATTTCAATTACATCGCCAGCAGCAAGGTCAGAATCTCCATATACTGCGGCATGGAATATGTTTTCTGATATTTTTGTAGCAAAAGAAAACTTTGCTCCAATTGATTCTGGTATATAGGTTTCTGGTAAATGACTTGAATAGGGTATAATCATTATTTTGGATGGTTCTGAACCATATTTTTTTTCGTATGATGTTGAATTTAATGGAAATGCTTTCTCAGATGCAAATTTAAACTTAGATTGTTTTTCTGAATTTTTATAATCAATGGTTGTGACTTCTCCTGTCATCAAATCGAATTTCTTGACGACATTGTTAAGCGAGCCTTGTGATAATCTTTTTGTATTATTAAACAAAGAAACATGTTTGAAATCAAGTAAGTTTCTGCTATGCATGTTTTTCAAATCGGTATTTGGAGCCGTATCATGATAATATATTCTTCCGTTAACTTTTTTCTTTAAATTGTCCATCAAAAATTCTAATGATGTAAAATTAAAACCTCTTTGATTTTCAAAAAAAACATAAGTTGAAGATAGGTATTTTTCAGATACAGAACGGCGTCTTATCATATCAATACTTTGAAGCGGATTCAATCTACTGATAAGAACTTCTTGTGTGCCTTTTGGTATATCTCCAATATTAATTTTCTTTTTTGTTTTAAGAAAATCTTTAGCGATACTTTTTATAATATCGGCAGAACTTTGAGAATATTTTTTATTTACAACAACGGTATTATTTGTTATAAATTCTTCACTTGTGGCTGTTATCATATAAGTTTTTGATCGTCCTGAAATATTAGAGCGTTGCTCATTTACGGATTTAACATGTAATTTATACTTTACAGTTTCTTCATATCCAGAACTTACAAAAGCAACCTCTATTGTTTCTGCTCCAACTATAGGAAATGTATTGATCAAATCTATACTGTCATTGATTAAGAAATCCGCACGAACAACAGGAAACAATATATCTTCGTATATGTTAAAAGAAACAACTTGTCCAAAAATATCTTTTTTGTTTCCGCCGCTTAAATCGGAAAGTGTTATATTTTTAATATCAATTGCGTTAGGTTGAAGAAATGTACTTGCCATTATAAGAATAAATCTTTTAGTTGAGTTTGTGCTACACTGGCAAATTGATTGCCAAGTAACTTTAAGTTTGTCTTTTTATTATTTAATTCGTGTTCATAATCATAAGCATTAATGGCATCCCAATAAATCAATTCGTCATTTGGAATATTTTGTGTGATTGTGGTAACACTATCTACTGTTGCTGTTTCGCCGCTTGTATATCCTTCAATAACATCTCCTTCAGATATATCACCAGCAACGTGTCTTATAGTAGCATATGATGTAGTGCTATATGCTAATTCAGCGACGATATCGCCAGAAATTTTTAATAACTCTCCATCATTAAATGCGCCAGTAGCGGCTGATAATTCGAGACCAATAACTTTGTTTGTTGTAACGATCAATTCTTCTTGACTGCGAACATATTCTATTATTTTAGAGTTATAGTTTGATTCTGATCTTGATACTGGACTCCAATACTTTTGTTGACCAATACTTAAAGCGGCATATGCAGCAGTAGTTATATTTGATTCATCACCAAGACCATTTGTTCTAAAGAAAACAATTTTTTGTTGAGCGGCAGAAATACTACCATATTTAATTGCTATTAGTTTGTTCAAATCTTCATCTGATAAAGGCACATCATAGTAAGGATCAATAATACTGTTTGATAGACTGATAAGCCAAGTATAATCAGAATCTTTATAGTAGTTATATGATATAGAATCAAGTCTTTCGTTATTGTTCATGACATAATCATAAAATGCTTGTTTGTTATTCAAAGCAAGTTTTGACATATTTACACGCGATAGTAAATTTATGGCAGGAACACCACCGTAATCTACTATAGGAAATTTTTTAAAAAACTGTGTCATTTGTTACGTTGATTCCCCTGAACTTCCTGAAAAGGTATCTATTCCCTTCCCAGACAACCACCCGGCTGCGGAATTTGATAAATCTTGAGCATTTTTATTTGTTTGTGTGAGATCAAATCCTTCCTGATCTCCGTTTTCTTGATAATCTGGACGCATAAGATATTCCATTTCACCCAAACTTATACTGAAAGTAATTGCTACTGGAGCATTTGATCCTTTAAAAAAGGCAGGAGTTCCTTGAGGAGTATATTGAGAAGATACTCCAGTTATTACACATTTTTTAAATTTATAAAGAAATCCATTATCTCCAGAAAAAGTTGGAACAACAACGTCTGGATAATTAAAAAATGCTTTTGTTTGTGTATTAAATGAAGGCAAAGAGTGTACTTTAAACATTCTAATAATATCTTTTATTCTTACACTTTCTGTTACATTTTTAGGAAAAAATGTCCAAGAAAATGAATGATTTCTAAATTGTATTCCTTGAAATGCTTGAGCCAACCAAGGATTCTCTGTAGCGCCAAGTTGAGTTTTTACTGTATTTGTAAATTCATTAGAGCCAAAAACGCGAGATAGTGCGTAAGCCGCGCCTTCAGCCGCATATTTTTTAGAATTTTCTTTCATATCACCAAGAATATTTTTATAATCACTAATTCCGTTACCCAAAAGTCCAAAATATCCTAAAGATGTGTCCGACCATTGTGGGGAAGTATAATCAACAAGATTGTCGGGAATGGGCAAAGTTATACTTCCAATACCATTTATCGTTGCGATTTCCATAACCTCTTTTCTGGAATATTTCTTAAAATCAAATTTAATATTGATTTTTGCCGGAGGATCAGGAAAACTTAAATTTTTACCACCAGTAACTTCTTCTTTGGTTTCAGACATTGTTTCTTCTGGCATAACGCCTTTATTACTAGCGGCATTTCTGTTTTCTGGATTCTTTGTTCTTGTGAGGTCTGAACCAAAACCACCGTTAATAACAGTGTTCTTGGGATCCACTTTATCAATTGATATTCCTCCTCCGGCCATGCCGCCGGCTAGGGCCCTAGCAAGAGACACATCTCCAACATCTTTAACAGAGTTTATGCCTGAAAGAGGATTTAATTTTATGGTTTGCAAATTGTTTATAGGCATATTTGCCGCAGTTGTAAAATTTGAATTTAAAGTATCCATGGTTTCCCTATAAATAGATAGAGTAGTTATTCTATTTATAGTGGATTTTTAATGAAAGGTAAGTTTCAACCCAAGCATCCTACGAAATATAAGGGGAATCCAACCAACATTATCTTTAGATCAAAGTGGGAAGCAGACGTATTCAGATTTTGTGATATGAATTCTGAGATAGTCAAGTGGTCGAGTGAAGAAATCGTTATTCCTTATGTTTCACCATTAGATGGTAGGGTGCATAGATATTTTCCTGACATATGGATACAGAAGACAGACAAATCGTGTGCTATAATTGAGATTAAGCCATTCAAGCAAACTTTGGAACCAGAAATACCTAAGAAAAAGACTAGAGCATTTCTTAATGAAGCCGCGACATATGTAGTTAATCAAGCAAAGTGGAAAGCAGCGTCAGAGTATTGTAAAGATAGAAATTGGAAGTTTATTTTAATGACAGAAAACGAAATATACGGCGGTAAACATTAATGGCAGAGAATACTACCACAAAGAATCCTTTCACAAATATACTCGTTTCTGGTATTAGAAAAGGATTGTTACCAGGTAAAACACAAGAGTCTAGAAATTGGTTCAGAAATACAGCCATGAAGGCCAATAGAATAACTGAAAACAAACTACTAGCATCTTCTGAAATACTAGTAAATAGAACAGAAGTTGGCAAAATGTATCTCTTTGCTTATGATCCAAAGACAAAGGCTGACCTGCCTTATTACGATAGATTCCCACTGATCTTTCCGTTCAAGGCGTTGCCAGACGGTTTTCTAGGTATTAACCTGCACTATTTGCCTTATCCCCTAAGAGCAAAACTTATGGACTTGCTGTACAACTATGTCTCGGATCCAAAATTAAATAGCAGAGCCAAGTTAAAAATTACATATTCTTTACTACAGTCTGCCGCGACGAATAAATACATTAAGCCTTGCGTGAAAAGATATCTATTCAGTCATGTAAGGTCTAAGTTTGTTTATATTTTACCGGTGGAATGGGACATAGCACTCTTTCTTCCTGTTGAGAATTTTAAGAAAGCAAACGTAAGACAAGTTTGGAACGACAGCAGAAGAATAATAGGTAAGGTATAAAAGATATGGCAATAATTGTCAGAGGCATTCCAAGTGCTGCAACTAGTTTTATTCCGGAAAATGCATTAGAGCCAGGCAATCCGCCTGGCGCTACACAAAATACACTGCGTAAGGCAGAAACCGGATTTGATATAAATAAGTTTACATCACAAGTTTTAAATAAAGGATTGTTGAAGAACAATCTTTATCTTGTTTATTTTAGTCGCGGATTCGATGAAGATATTAAATTTTATACCAGTAATGTTCGAATTCCAGCAGCAGATTTGGCCACAATTGATATTAGACGATATGGATATGGACCCATAGAAAGATTTCCATATAGACCTTTATTTGCTGGCGATGTTGATATGGATTTTTATACTGAGGCGTCAAATAAAGGTGTTGTTCAGACTATGTTCAACAAACTTTCTAATTCTTCTAATTTTATGAATTATAATGATTTTGCTATAGATTCTTTCAAGACAGATCCTAGCATAGGAACAGAAAGTGAAAATACTGGATTGCCCACTGTGGCTTCAGTTCCGGCGCCCGAACCATATCAAATGGAATATAAAGACAATATAAAATTTGACATTGAGGTTTATTTATACAATGAAAATTCAGACAAAATAATTACATATAAATTTAAAGATTGTTTTGTGAGAATGGTTGGTTCTATTGGATTATCTTGGGAGTCAAATGATACACTTATCAAATATAGTGTAGGATTTGCTTATACAGATTTCTCCGTAAATGTTGTAGACGCAAATTCAGGTGAAGGAATAACTTCTTTATCATCAATACAAAGAAATTTGAGTTTTAATACACTATCACAAACACTTTCTGCTATTAAAAATCCAGTAAATACTTTAACGTCCTTTGTTAATAATCCTTTTAACACTTTAAGATCAATATTTTAAAATTAACTGAATGGGAGTTCATCTATGTCATTACCTAAATTATCAGCACCTCTTTTTGAAGAAGTGATTCCATCAACAAAGCAGGCTATTCGTTTCAGACCTTTTCTTGTAAAAGAAGAAAAGATTCTATTAATTGCTCAGGCTGGCGGAACAAAGCGAGAAGTTATTAATGCTATAAAGCAAATTATCAACAATTGTGTCATTATGCAAGATGGCACAAACTTTGATATAAACACCCTAGCGATGTTTGATTTGGAATATTTGTTTATTAAGATCAGAGCAAAATCTGTGGACAATATCGTTAAGGTAAAATATACTGATCAAGAAGATGAAAAGATTTATGAAATTGATATTAAACTTGATGATGTTACCGTGGTATTTAAAGACGATTATACGAACAAAATCAAAATCAATGATAATATCGGCATGATTCTAAAATATCCAACACCAGAAATTACAGATAAAATTAACATTGAAGACGGTATCAACGAAGTTGAAATCACACAAACTTTGATTAAAGAATGTATTGATAAGATTTACGATGCTGATAATGTTTATGTGGCAAAAGAAACCGATCCAAAAGAACTTGATGATTTTATTGATTCTATGCCAATTCAATCGTTTGAAGATATTAAGAAGTTCTTTGAAAGTTTGCCAAGAATTAGTTACAAAACAGATTACACAAATTCAAAAGGAACAAAAAGAGAAATTGAATTGTCCTCGTTAGATGATTTTTTTACTTTACAATAAACTATAATTCTTTATCAAATTATTATGAAACAATGTATATGATGGTACAACATTATAATTATACACTTAATGATTTGGACAATATGATTCCTTTTGAAAGAGACATTTATATTTCTATGATAAACAGAGACAATAAACAAAAAATGGAAGAACAAGAGAAATTAAGGTAAAATAAGAAATGGCCAGCCCCTTCGAAATTTATAAAATTTTAGGAAATGTTGTTCCTGGTCTTAAAGTGGGGGCTAAGACTGGCGGAAAGGTTGCCGTCAATCTTACCAAAGGTACGGTAAAAGCCGGAGGAAAAATTGTTGGATTAGGTTTAACTGCTGGCGCTGGATATTTAGGCGGTTTACTTGGTGGATCATCCACCGACGAAAATACTAAAGATTCGCAGAATCGAGAAAACGCATCTTCTGGTCAAAATGGAAACATTCGTCGCAGTTCTAATGATATGCGAACTTCTTCGGCAGGAGCCACACGACAAATTTATAACACACCAGGAAGATCAACGTCACAAAATTATCCTATTTCTGAAAGCATACTCCCATATCGTTTGTCTTTTCCACAAATTTCAAACATAACTAATCTTTTTAATAGTCAAGAACAAACAACAACACAAAATATTGATTCTTCTGGTGACGTAATCAAACAAATATTAAAACGTTTGATGATAATTGAAACTGAAATAAACTCTTTGAAGAAAGACAATTCTACAATAAAATCTGGAATAACAAAAGGACTTATTCAAGTTGATAGAAATATTTCAGCAAAACTAATATTATTACAAAATTCCCTTAACGCGCAAATTTTAAGTCAATATAATTTATTAAAAAATTCTTTTTCAAATCAACTTTCTGATATAAAAGAAGACCTACAAGCAACTAAAAATTCATTTGAAGAATTTATAGATAAATGGCTTTTAGATCAAAAAGAAAACGAACTAGAAAAAGGAAAAGAAGAAAAACAAAGTCCATCTAAACTTACAGAAATGATAAAAGGGGGATTGCTAAGTTCTTTGATTTCACTTTTACCCTTTCTTGCACCAATTCTTACTAATCTTTTTGTAAACCAATTTGAAAATGTAAAAACGTTTTTTTCTGACTTTATTACAAAAGAATTACCTAAAATAATGCTAGCGGCTATAGCCGGGGCTTTAGGTCTTGGTTCTCTAGGAGCGGCAAAACTTGCTGGTAAAGGGATTGCGGGCATTTCCGGCGCGGCTGGACAACAACCAAAACCAGTCAAGTTAACTTCACAACAGATAACACAGGTAACTACTCCTGAGTCTTTGGAATCGTCTGGATTCAACAAGAGAAAGCAAGAGGAATTAAAAAGACTAAAGAGTATGGAAGAAGCCGCAAATAAACCAGGTAAAGAAGGAACAAAGGCTAAAAAGGCTTTCGGTTCTCAGCAAAGAGCAAAATTAAAAAATCTCGAAAAACAATATAATGAGGTAACAAAAAAAATAATAGAAACAGCAGAAAAAGAACTTGCAGAAGAAGCAGCAAAAGGCGCTCTTAAAACAGGCGTTTTAAAAAGTTTAGCAAAAAAACTTCCTTTTATAAGCATTCTTGCTGGATTAGGTTTTGGTGCTTATAGAGCAATGGAAGGAGATTATGAAGGCGCAGCACTTGAAGTTCTTTCTGGCGTTTTAGGTACTGTTGGTTTCGGAACTTTTGGATTAGGAACAATGGGATCCTTGGCAATAGATGCATCACTTATAGCAAGAGATATGGGAGCATTTGAAGGAACAAGATTTGGTAAACCACAAAAATCAGGTGAAACGGACGAACAATCGTCTGATAGTCAATCTTCCATAGAAGCAAAAGATTTGCCAGATGAAGCAAAACAATTACTCAATGATATAGCAAAGCATGAAGGTGCTAATTACAATACTATTGTTGGTGAGGGCAAACAAGGAGCGCCAGCAACATTCAGCGATTATAGCAAACATCCTAATATTAAAGGATTCTTTTATGCAGATGGTGATTGGAGTACGGCAGCAGGAAGATATGGAATTACAAAAACAAGTTGGGACGAATATACAAAAAAATATCCGGATTTGATTGATTTTTCACCAGAAAATCAAGATAAAGCAGCCTGGTATATGGCTAGTGAAAGATATCGCGCCAAAACGGGACGCAATCTTATAGAAGATTTAAAGAATGGTAAATATAATAAAGGACAAATATTATCACAATTAAGCGGAACATGGTCTTCTTTACCTGGAGGAAAGCAACCCGCAACTAACAGACCAGGAGGTTGGTCTTATGATTATAATAATGCATACACACCATCAAGCAAACCAAATATGACTCCATCGGCGCCGCCAGCAGTGTCACAAGGTTATCCTGGTGTGGCTTTATCGGCGCCACCAAAAAATATTCCAACTTTAAATAATAATAGTATGCCTGATTATAATAATATGCCTGATCTTAGTGGTGTATTTAAAAATAATCAAACTGCTAGAAATATTATTGCTGATCCAGTAGCACCAAGATATGCGGAAGACAACCATGCGGTATACTTTGGTACATCATTACCTAATGTGTCTTCACCATCACTATACGGGTAAAAAAAGAGGGGAACATTTCTGCTCCCCTCTTGGTACTCTAATTTAGATTATCTTATTCGCCAGCAAGACGCTTGAAGGCTGCTAGATCATCATCGTCGTCTTCGTTAATGGCAGACTTCCATGGTAGATCATCTTCGTCTTCATCAATCTTAGCGGGCTTTGCCTTAGGAGCAACAGCCTCAGCACGAGGTAGAGACTGCTTGGTTTCTTCACGCTCTGCATTGATCTTCTTATCAAGACCAAGAACAGAATACAACTTCTTCTTTAGTGCATCATAGTCCTTGAAGTTCTTTTCAGAAATAAACTCTTGTAGAGAATGTTCCTTATTGTATACCTTCTCAAGAGCATCATCGTCATTGAATAGCGCACCACGCTCATCAAACTCTGACTTATCATAGTTACGATAGCCTTCAACATTACGAATCTTAATCTTGAAGTTGGCACCTTCCCACATATCAAAAGGATTCATTGGCTTTTCGTCAGCAAACTGAGGATTCATAGCCTCATTCAACTTGTCGAAAATCTTCTTACCATACTTGAATAGGAATACCTTACCTTCATTCTCAGGCTTGGCAGGATCCTTTACCACATAAACGTTCGAGATATAGGTAAGTTTACGCTTCTGATCCCTCGCCTGCTTACGGGCAGGAGAGTTTTCATCCGTAGTAGAGTTCCACAACTGAGTGTTATACTCGCTGACCGGATCGTTCTTGCCGATAGTGGTGAGAGAGTTTTCAATGTACCAAAGACCCGTTGGACCCTTGAAGCCGTGTGAGAATACACGAACGAAAGGAATGTCTTCGTTCTGTGGTGCAGGAAGAAAACGAATAACAGCATAGCCGTTACCAGTCTTATCTACCTCAGGATACCAGAAGCGATCATCTTCTTGAAAGCCCGCCTTCTCACCGCTGCTAATCTTCTTAACTTGCTCGCTCAACTTGCTTAGATCGTTAGAACGAGACTTCTTTAGTGCTGCAAAATCAACCATATTTTTCTCCATATGTTTTGTATGTTTGTATATTTTTTGTCCACCCACGCATAATATATCTTATTTATCAGACAGATTAAAAACCTTAACAGTAATCTTTCTCATCTCCTTTCTATCATAATTTAAGAACGAACGATACTTTCTACATAACAATTCAATATCATTCCACAAAGGATCGTTCTCAAGATGTTTGTTCCAGTAGGGAAAGAATTTACATAGATCATTTAGAATGACCAAAGTCTCTAAGGAAATCTTTTTACGAAGGAACATTTTCAGCATGAAAGGGTGCTGATCGTCTTTGATAGTAATATTATCTTCTAAGTTTGTCAAGAGATTTTTCAGGTCCTCAGAATAAAAATATCCTAGTGCCTGGTTTCTCTTTTTCCATTCTGTATAAGAATCTTCTAAAGATGAATTGTTAACAAGATCACCAATCCACTTTATAGGTTTGTTTTGTGTGAATACAGATATTAGATATTCTTTGATATCATTTCTCTTTGACAACTTAGCAAAGAAGAACCTATCACGCCGCTTTTCAAAACTATCGGCAGAAGATTTAATCTTTCCATTATATTTTATAAAATCATAATTCTCTGTGGTGAAGTGTAACTTTAAC